ATTTCATATTTATTTTTTTTAGTAGTTGCAGTCGCCCCGTAGAGCGACTGCTTCTACAGTTTGATTATTTTAATCTTTTTTCTAATGTTTGGTAAATCTCCATACCTTCATCAGTTTTAAACCAAGCGGCTAAAGCTGTGTATGGGTGCTCATCAAAAGGAACATTCATTAGTTTTCTATTGTTAGAACCCCAACTAAAAGTTCTTTGGTCTGATGATAGTTTTAATAATCCCATTTCAGTTGCTTTAATACCAAAGTTTCTTAGCATTACATTGTCATCTTCAAGTAAATCTAAGAATAAAACTGGGTTGTTTCTAGCAAATACAAGCAAATCGCGTTTAAGTTCCTTAGAACTCATATTAGATACGCTAGAACCTTTCTCAACACGCATTATAGCTTCTGCCATATCTATATCTATATCTCTAGCAGCTATTATCGCATCAGCTTCTAGTTCTAATATTTCTATGTCTTGACCAGCTTCTTCAATGGGTTTGTATTCAGTGTATACTTTGTCTCTATGTGGGTGATACAAAGATAACATCTTTTGTAAAACTGTTTTTTCTTTTTCTACAAACAAAGTACCATTTCTAAATATAACGTGAGCTAACCTTTGATCTCCTTTCATTTCATCAACAAAAGGTGTTCTTTGATTTTCACAATATTTTAACTCTCTTTCATAACCTTTTTCTTCGTCAAAATAATAAACGTTTGAAGACTTTAGCATGTATGATAAGGGTTTTTTATAACCTTTTAAATTATAAACCCTATCTTTCATTTCCCAAGTTGCTTTTTTAGGTTCAACTTTTACTTTTGGTTTTGGTGTTTCAACAACTGGTGCTTCAACAACAGGTACCTCTACCTTTTCTTGTTTTTTTGAATAGTCCATAATATAATATATAATAAAATTAATAAATAAAAGGACCGAGGCCGAAGCCCCGGTTCTTTATAATAAACAGTGCTTATTTCATTAACATGAAATTGTTAGCACCTTGTGTAATTAAACATCTTTCAGTTAAGAAGTGTAATTGCATTGCATCTAAAGCAGATGTAGCAGCACCAACAGAACCAGTAACCCAAGACTTCATTCTTCGGTCATCAGTTTGTGAAGCTCTATATCTTACATGTAAGAAAGGTCTCTTCATGCTTTGTCCAACAGTTTGATCGTAAACTGAAGAAGTACCAGCAGGAATCATAACCCCTCTAATAGCAGCGCCAGCAGCTGCAGCAGAGTTAATACCACCTCTTGTAGCTTTATCATTTAAGTATCTAAAGTCAGATTTGTAGAAGTCATAAGAACCTCTTCTGAAACCAGAGAAACCTAAATTTAATGCCATATCTTCAGAGTTGTTAAATACTCCGTAAGAAGTACCTCCAGCTCCGTAAGAATTCATTGCAGCTAACATATCGTCCATAGCTAAGCTAGTAGATCTGTTAACAAACATCATGTATTCTTCAATAGCACCTTGCTTATCAAACTCAGCTAAGATAGCGTCAAATTCAGCTAAATCAGTAGCAGCGTTAACACCAGTAACACCAGTAGTAACATTACCTCTTGATTCGATAGCAGCAAATAAACCTTCAGTACCTGCGCTGTTAGCAGTGTTTAAAGTAGATGAAGGAGCAATTGTAGCACCAGGAACCTCAGAAGTAGCAGCAGCAAACTCAGACTCTAGCATTGACATTTCAATATAGTCGTTGAAACGAGCTCTAGTGTCAGACTCAGCTTTTAGGTACCATAAGTAACCTGATTGTCCTAACTCAGTAGATACTTCAACCCAACCAATTCTTGAAGCGTCAGATCCAGATACTTCGTAGTAATCTTTCATAATAATTGGCTTATTTTGGAAAGATTTGAAGCTTGGCTCATTAGCACCTCTAGCATCAGTAGTGTTGCTAGTACCAGCAGCAGCAGTATAGTTTGTTGCTTTACCAAATTCAGAACCATAAACTAATATAGTAGTTCCGTCAGCAGTAGTGTTTGCAGACAAAGCAGACTGTCCATAAGGTAGTACATCAAGTACAGCACCATTAACAACAGCAACTAAACATTTGAAAACACCATCAGAGTTAGATACGATAATAGTATCGTTAACTCTAATACCGTGACTCGCAGCTGTAAAGCCTGAAGTACCATCAATATCGTTTTCAATTGTTATTTGCGCAATGTTAGATACACCAGTACCAGGATCAGCACCTGCAGTTGCAGAGCTAACGTTACCTGTGTAAGATAAATGTAATCTTGATTGTTCAGACCATACAACTTGATCAGCTGTCATAGCCTCTTCAGCCCCAACTTGTGATAAGAAACCTGAAATAGTTCTCGGTCCGAAAACTTCAGCTTCTTTTTCCATTAGGTCCGGTAAATATTGCTGTGCCCAACCTTCATTGGCTGTACCAGCAAGATCTAAATAGTTTGATTGTAGCGTTTGCTTTTGTGAAGCAGGTACACTATTCAATAAACTTCCAGGAGTAATACTCATAATTTTGTAATTTTAAATTTATAATTTATTTATTTTTAATCTTAAACTTAAAGCTAGGAGAATCATCGCTAAGTACTCTTACTTTTGGCCCGCTAGTATTGTCGTTTGAAAACGATTGTCTAGGGTCCATATTAACATTTTTGGCTTTTGCAATGCTTTCTTTAATAGCATCTGCTTTACCTTGTTCATAAAAGTGATTAGCAATAGCATCGGGATTCATTGCTGTAAACAGAGATTTATGATAACCCTTAGCATCTGACATTTCGTTATTTTTATTCAAGAACTTCTTGACAAAATTATTAATATCGCTTTGAGTTTCTTTTACCTCACCAGCATTCTTCACATTAAACCTATATTTTTTATCTCCGACGTTGTATTCAAAACCTTTGAATTTATCGTTAAAAACTTGTTTAGTTTTTAATTTAAAAGTGTTAGTTTGTTGTTCTGCTATTTTTTGAGTTTCTTCCGACTCTTTGTTATACCTATTAAAGAAGTCCATAGCTTTTTTAGCTTCAGGTGTTAACCTAGAACCAGCTTTGATTTCTTCATAGTATTTAGACTTTTGCCCGTCTAGGTGGCTTTTAGCGTTGGCAACTTGCTCTTTTAACGCTATTTTTTTCTTTTTAATATCTCTTTCTTCATCAACTTCTTCGTCATACGAAAACGAGTCTTCAATTAAAAACTCTACTTCATCTGATGTTAAATGAGATTTAGTTTGTTTATAGTACTCTCTTAGTACTGTCATATCATCATAACTAGAATAATCTTGGTTAAGACGAACGTAGTCTTCTAAGCTACCACCGGTTTCTTCCATAAAATCTACAACCTTTTGTAAATTTTCAGGTATTGCTTTGCCAGTCTCTTGAGCTTGTTCTATAGCTTCTACAACTTCCTCAGCTAGTTCTTCTGTTTGCTCTTTAACCTCTTCTTCAGTAACTTCTTCTAATACTGGAGTTTCTTGTGTTTCAGCTTCCGGTTGTACTTCTTCTTGTTTTTCTGTGGTGTTGGCATCTTCAACGAGCTCAACCACTCCGCTGTTGTCAGCGTTATCTTCTTTAACTTCATTTTCTTTTGGTGTTGGTGGTTTGTCTAAATTTACCTTGATGACTTCATCATCTTTTTTTGTTTTTTTAAGATCAACTTTTGTTACGTTGTCTTCAGTAGCCTTTTCTACTACTTCTTCTGTTTTATTTTTTGCCATAATATAATATAATAATAATTAATAATTTACATACCTAAATCAAGACCACCTCCTAATATATCATTACCTGCAGACTCAAAGTTTTTAGGTGGTTTTTGATTATTTCTTTGGTCAATCATCTCACTTTGTTGAGTTGCTTGAATTTTAGTTCTTTGATCTTTACGATCTTCTTTTTCTTTTTCTTTATTTTGCGTTGCTTCAACCTCAGCTTGTCTTAGTTGCATGTTAAAGTTAAACTCCATTTCCATTAACTCTTTTTTGTAATTAACTTCTTGCTGCATTTTTTGAGCATCCATTTGAGCTTTAGTTTGTAACAGTGTAATTTCTGCTTGAGTTTTTGCTTGATCTTTTTGCATTTCAGATTGAGCAGCTGCTTGAGCAGACTGTTGATTAGCCTGTGCTTGCGCCTGTATATTTTGTTGTTGTTGAGCTTGATCTTTTTCTAATTTTTTAGCTCTACGTATTTTTAACAATTGATTAGCTAGTTTAATGTTTTTTATTTCTCTAAGATCAATAGCATCAGCAAGTTCAATTAACTGTTGTTGTAAAGCCATTTGTATATTGTTTTCAAGCATTGCTTTTTCTTCTTCATCAGGCATTAACTCTATAAATATACCAAAGTCATACAAGTGTAGCTCACTCATTTCTTTTAATGTAGCCACGTTATGATTACCTATTTGCTGTATAAACGCGTCCTTGGTTGGTGAATACTCTAATATATCAGATATTCTTAGTGATAGTTGTTCCGCAACTTCTTGTGTTAAAAATAAACCGGCTTGTAGTATGTGTCTTGTTGCTGTATTACTATTTGCTGCAGCTAATTTTTGTACTCCAACTAAAGCGTTTTTATCAGGTGTACTACCGTCTCTAGCTTCGTTAAGCCCAGTAGTATCTCTAATCATTTGCATATAGTAGTTGTAAGTTTGAATTAAACTTTGCATTTTAGCACCACCATTGCTAGACTGTATTTCTTGAATAGGTACTTTACCTGGATTCATATCACCTTCAGAAGTGAAACTTCGTCCAATAACAGAACCTGTTTGGAAGAACATATTTAAAGCTTCTTGTGGGTTGTAGTTTGTTCCGTTACCCAAATCTATTTCAGCAAGACCATCAGCATCTAAATAAACACCATCTGGTACCATACGTGATAACACTTGCTGTAGTTTTAGATGTGTAAGCTGTATCATATCAGCAAAACCAGTGATACGCTGTACTAAAGATTCTATTCTACCTCTATACATACGTGGAGCTACAATAGAATAATTCATTTTGCATTTAGTGTAATCGCTTTTTGGCCTCATCATATTCTTCGCCATCTCCCACTTGAGTAACTTACCTGTACCTAAAACTAAAGCACCTTCGTATAAACACTCAACAGATTTTTGTAGTTTACCAAAACCACCTTCCATATCTTGTGGTGGATTAAACGTATCATCTTTTGATAAAACTTTATCGGCACCAGTACCAGTTTCTTTTACTTTGTAAGTTTCGTTCATGTACGTTTTATAATTAAAGTATAAAATCTGTACTTTATTTATATCGTGCTCGTGACGATTATAACCTTGGTTGTAGTTTGTTTTGTGATAACTTTTGTTTTGTACTATTTCTTCTAGTTCGTTTTGATCTAAATGTGGAAATTGTTTTACAAGCTCATTTATTGGTATTGTTTTTACTTCACCGACATAGTATATGTCGTCAAAGTAAGGTGACTCAGTATATGAATATACTAAATCAGCTGGATCAACATAATCTATAACAACACCTTCAGATGTATTAAAGCTAGTTTTTACAGCACCTATACCTAGCACTGTAAGATCGTAATAAAATTGTTTTTTAACTAATTCATATTTGTTGCCTTTAAACAAAGTATTTAAAGCTTGTTCTTCTGCTATTTCTACAGCTTGCTTATAGCTAAGCTGCATGTGCAACTCTAGCTCTTCTTGTGTATCAGGTAAATCTTCTTTGTTATTTTCATATAAATCAATATTAAACTCTGTTTGAGCCATGTCATTAAACTCTCTAGTCTGCATATCTCTTAACACCGACTCCATATATTCTGTACGTTTAGTAACACCGAACGGATCTTGTGAGTATGCTTTAACATCGTACATTCTTTCAGCTATACCGTTAACTACTATATCAACAAATTTAGGTATAATAGGTACTGGCTTCCAGTCTAAATTTAAATAAGACAAATCACCGTTTATAGATAACTCGTCTTTATACTTTTGTATTGATTGCTCACCTCTAGCATATAGTTTTAAATTATGAAAATTATTGTGATTAGTTGTGTACCTGTTAGTACCTCTCTCAGTGTGGAACCACTCAGCCTCAATAGCCTTAGCTACTTTTAAGCCGTAATCATAGCTCATTTTCTCTAGGTCACTTACAACTTGAGAAGGAAAATAACTTTTTACAATCATATTTGTTTGTTAATTAATTTAGACGCATTACCTTTGTTTGAATATCTAGCAATACTTATGTTTAATTTAGGTTTTTCTATTTTAGCATTAGGTCTGTATAAATGCCTGTTGTTAGCCATTATAGCTAAACCAGAACTTATAGACGCATCATGCTTTGTTCTTTTGTTTATATCAAACTTAGCCCAGTCGTTTAGTAATTCGTTAAAATAACAACTGCCAAAAGTC